GATAAGGCGAGTTATCTGCGGGAGGATGGATGCTGACAGCAGCCGACCTCGCAGGCATGCGAGCGACTCAGATCGCAGCGATGGGGGATACCTGCACGCTGCGCAAGTGGGCGCCGACCGTCGACAACTACGGTACCGAGATCCCAGCCTACACGGATACAACCGGCGTGGACTGCGGGCTGGACGTGACGGCAGGCGGACGTGAGCAGCGGCGGCCAGATGGCACGATCGTGGTCATCAGCGCGGCGCTGCGCCTGTCCCTCGACGACGGGGCAGGGCTGACGGAAGAGGACAGGGTGACGGTCACCCACCGCCATGGCGAGGCGCTCACGCCGGCGCTGGCCTACGGTATCGACGGACAGCCGCAGCGCGGGCCCACTGGCTATGTCGTGCGGCTCGTGGAGGTGCGCTGATGCCAACCATCACATCGCGGGTGACCGGCACGGCTGACCTGCGCCGCAACCTGGCACGCCTGGCAGGTGCAGAACGCAGGCAGGCGCAGCAGGATGGCCTGGAAGCTGGCGCACGCATCGTGGAAACGTATGCCAAGGTCAATGCCCCTGTCGACACTGGTTTTCTGCGCAGCAGCATCCAGGTCGACGAGGTGACACCGATGGAAGCCATTATCGGGCCGCACACCGATTATGCAGAGCATGTCGAGTTTGGCACCAGCCGCATGGAGGCACAGCCCTACATGCGCCCGGCGCTGGACGAACATGAGGGCGAGATCCTGCAGGCAGTTGAGGCGACAGTGGCGGCGTTTGTGGAGAGTGTGAGGGCATGACGCTAGAGGCTGAGCTGCGCACATACACGCTGGCGGATGCGGCCGTGGCTGCGCTCGTGGGCACGCGTATGCACACACGCAAGCTGCCGCAAACGCCGACGCTGCCGGCCATCGTGTATCAGCGGATCGACACACGACGGGAGCATGACCACGACGGACCTGACGGACTACCCAGGCCGCGCATGCAGGTGACGAGTTGGGCAGCCACGCCGGCTGGCGCCGTTGACCTGGCTGCGGCCGTGCGGCAGCGGCTGGATGGATATGCAGGGACTTGGGGAACGCTGACGATCGGCTCGTGCCTGTGCGTCGGCGAGCGAGATTTGGACGATCCTGATGCCGGCCGCAGTGGCGTGGCGCAGGACTACATGATTCAGTTCACGGAGGTATAGCAATGCCAGGCAAGGCGGCATTTGGGATGGTAGTCAATTTCGGGACGGCGACAGGGACCGCTACAACGGCGACTCTGGCGAACGTGACCGGGATCGGTGGTCTGGACACTGACGTCGAAGTGATCGACGTGACCAGCCACGACAGCAGCGGGGCGTATCGTGAGAAGGTGGCCAGCTTCATCGATGCCGGCCAGTTAACGTTTGACGTCAACTTCGACCCCAACAGCGCAACACACCGCGCTACAACGGGCGGCATTCTGTACCTGCGTGATCAGCGCCTGATCGTGCCGTGGGAGGTCAAATTCCCTGGCTCGCCGTCGCACAAATTCGTGGTTCAGGGATTTGTCAAGGGCGCACCGTTCGATGCGCCGTATGACGACAAGATCAGCGCGTCCGTCACGGTCGAATTGACCGGCAGTGCCACCTGGACCTACGGCACGTAATGACAGCGGTTAGCGGGATTCGCCTCGATGTAGGCAGCGGCGCGGCGTCGCGGCCAGGGTGGTACTCGATCGACAATCGAGCGCACCCTGCCGTGACCCTGCCGTGGGAACTGGAGCAGATGCCGTGGCCGCTGGAAAGCGGTACGGTACTGCAGGCGTTCGCCGGGCACGTGGTGGCGCGCATCAACCCAGCCAGGTGGGGATTCATCGCCTTCATGGATGAGTTGCACCGGCTGCTCGTGCCGGCCGGCGAACTGACAATCGTCACCTACTACGGCACGAACCATCGCTACGCAAGTGACCCGGCGGCTTGTAACCCCTGCACAGAGGCTACATTCTATCACTTTGATCCAGCGCATAAGAGCAGTCTGTGGCATGTTTACCAGCCGCAGCCCTGGATGATTCGTGACATGCGCTGGGCAGTCGACGGCAATATCGAATGTTTGTTGGTGAAACGATGACCCCACCCATCCGCCCGTATCGGGTAATTGTCCAAGACTCGGGCGATCCCGGCTACACTAATACGCTGATGGTCGGCACGGCTACGACCGGCAACCTGCGTGTGGAGTGGGTTGCCGCGCGCTACGGGCAGCTGGTCCCGCTCAACTGGAGTATGGCGGGTGAGTTTCAGTGTGTCTCTGACTACATGCCGCTGCGTTACCAAGTGGCGGACGCGCAAAACCTGATCGTCGCCGAAGCCATCCGCATGGACATGGAGTGGCTGTTCCTTCTGGAGCATGATGTGGTGCTGCCGGCGGGAGCGTTCTTCATGCTCAATCGGTGGATGAAGGAGACGCCGGCGCCGGTTGTGAGCGGGCTCTACTTCAGCCGGGCCTATCCGTCGGAGCCCATGGTGTTCCGGGGCATGGGGGAAGGCGTCTACACCGACTGGCGCATGGGCGATGTGGTGGAAGTCGACGGCGTGCCGACGGGCTGCCTACTCATTCACAGTGCGCTGCTGCGTGCCATGTGGGAGGATAGCGAGCCGTACACGGTTGGTGGCATCAAAACACGCCGCGTGTTCGATACACCGCGCAGCTCCTGGTACAACCCAGAGACGAACATTACCAACATGAGCACCGGCACGAGCGACCTGGCATGGTGCCGGCGGGTGATCGAGGGCGGCTACCTGCGCAAGAGCGGCTGGACTGACTACGCTGATAAGACTTATCCCTTCGTTCTCGACACTAATCTGTTTTGTTTTCACATCCAGCCAAACGGCGATAAATACCCAGACAGGCGCACGCAAGCGCGTTTTGGAGGGTAACGTGTCCTTCCTTGAGATCCTGACCCGAGTCTACAAGCGGCCCCAGATGCTGGCCATCAACATGGAAAGCCTGCGTGCGCAGACGGATCCCGACTGGCAGCAGACGTACCTGGTTGACAACGTTGGCCGGGGCATCAACTGGAGCTGCGAGAACATGGCGGCACATGCGCCTGACCTGGTGGGCGAATATATATGGTGCCTCGACGACGACGACATGTGCACCTCTCCTACGCTTGTTGCAGACCTGAAGATCATCGTCGCTGAGCATGACCCAGATGTGATCATGGTCAAGATGGACCATGGCAAGGCAGTGCTACCAGGGCCGGATACGTGGGGCGATGAGCCCGTATATGGGCAAATAGGTGTGAGTGCCTACATCGTGCGGCGCAGCCTCTGGCAGGCGCACGCAGGGGCGCTGGTGCCGGGCTGGTATGGCAGTGACTACAGCCTGATCAACAGCATTTTTGGCAACAACCCGGCAATGCAGATGGCGCCATGGGTAGCGCAGCCCCGCATCTACTGGCATGACTGTATCGCCAGCCGGGTGCAGGTTCAATCGTTCGGCAAAGCCGAATAGTCCCGCATGTAAGAGTAGTTATCAATGGAGATGGTATGGCTGCAAAGAAGTTTTTGAACAAGCAAGAGATCCTTGCGATTGACGATCTCAAATACGAGGACGTGCAGGTCCCTGAGTGGGGCGGCGCATGGGTTCGCGTACGCACGTTGCAGGCTAACGAGCGCGACCGATTCGAGGCATCGACTGTGCAGCGCAACGGTAGGCAGATTACTACCAACTTGGACAACATTCGCGCTCGCCTGTGCCTGCTGTGCATGGTCGACGAGAACGGCGAACGCTTGTTCCAGGAAGAGGACACGTTCCCTCTGGGCGGCAAGTCGGCTGCTGCGCTTGACCGCATCTTCACGGTCGCCCAACGCCTTAATGGCCTGCGCGACGAGGATGTGCAGGAACTCGCAAAAAACTCCTACGCCGGCCAGAGCGACGCTTCGCCCTCCGCTTAGCGTTGGCGCTGGGCCGGCCAGATGTTGACGGGATGCTGGCAGAGATAACGAGCGTACAGTTTGCCGAGTGGATGGCGTACAGCCAGCTGGAACCTTGGGGCGAAGAGAGGGAAGACTTACGGATGGGAATTGTGGCGAGCACCATAGCCAACGTCAACCGGGGCAAAGACAAGAAACCGTATAAGCCCCAAGACTTCATGCCCAGCTTCGAGCCCGTCAGCGAAGAGGAGCAGGTGGCGCAGCTGCTGGCCAAGGCTCGCAAGGCGCTCGGAGGGAAGCGATAGAACGTCGGTTCTAGACGGATGGTTGTAATAGTTGTATAATTACAACCATGAACACGACTATCAAGATTCACACTGACACCCGTCGGAAACTAAAAATTCTGGCGGCTCTGCTCGACAAGAGCATGACGGATGTGCTTGACGAACTGGTTACTGAGGCACTAGAGAAGGCGCAATCGGGTGGCGGTGTGGAGGGTACGAAGAGATGACATGCGGCATCTATAGAATCGTCCACATAGCCACAGGCAGGAACTACGTAGGCTCGGCGAAGGACATTGAGAAACGTTTCGTGGCGCATGTCGGGCAACTCGAGTTAGGGAAACATTACAACCGTCATTTACAGAACGCATACAGCAAGTATGGACATGATGCTTTTCGGTTTGAGATCATCAAGGAGTGCGCCGAAGACGAACGCCTAACTTGGGAGCAGAGGTACATTTCGGATGCTTGGGACTCAGGTTTACTTTACAACATGAACCCGATTGCGGGGCGTGGGCCATCAACGCCTGAAGCTATTGCGAAACGGCTAGATACGATGGCTGCAAAATCTCCTGAAGAAAGGGCGGCATGGATAGAGCAAATTCGCAAGGCCAATCTAGGGAAGAAGCGTGCACCGGAAGCAATCAAAAAGTTTCGGAAGACGGTCGCCGCCAGGACTCCTATTGAGAAAGAGATTACGGCAGTAAAGAGACGTGCGGCTAGAGAAGCTATGCCGCCTGAAGTGAAGAAGGCTATTTCTCAGAGGGTTAGTGCAAGTTTTCGCGCTACTTGGGAGGCGAAACCGGTTGAGGAGAGACAAGCGCATCAGCAAGCCATACTTGAAGTATGGGCCTTGCGAACTCCCGAAGAGAAGGCAGTTATTGCTGCCAAGATTAGCGCCGGCCTTACTGGTAAAAAGATGTCGCATGAAGCTATCGAGAAGAATCGAGCGAAGGGAATAGGTAAGAAGGCGTCTCTCGAAACTCGGCAAAAGATGTCACGTTCTCAAACCGGCAAGAAGATGTCGCAGGAGTGTCTCGACAAGAGGGCTGCAACATGGGCAGCTAAGTCTCCCGAAGAAAAAGCAGAGATAGCAGCTAAGTCATGGGCGACAAGACGGGCAAAGGGGAAGTAGGTAATGTGCGCAACGATTGCACGTCTTAATGTAGCACTCGCGATGGACAGCAAGGATTTCGAGCGCGGCGTCAAGGATGCTGAGTCCGCCGGTGAGTCACTGTCCAACAAGCTAGGCAAACTCGGGCAAGGCATGACGGCCGGCATCACGCTGCCGATCATGGGTGCGGCTGCGGCTGCACTCAAGTTCTCGACCGATCTGAATAGCAGCATGGCCAACATTGCCTCGCTTGGTGTGGCGAATGACCGCGTAACCGAGCTCAAGGGCAACATCCAGGACATGGCGGTGCGTACCGGCAAGAGCACTGACGATCTGGCGCAGGGCGCTTACCAGGTGATCAGCGCGTTCGGCGATACTGCCGAAACGGCAGCCATCTTGGAGATCAACGCCAAATCGGCGGCGGCCGGCCTGGCTGACACGTCTGAAGCCATTGCGCTGACTAGTGCTGTGACGAAGGGCTATGGGGATACCTCGGCCAAGGCGGTGCAGCAAGCGAGCGACCTCGCACTTCAGACCGTGGCGTTGGGGCAAACAACATTCCCCGAGCTGGCCAGCAGCATCGGCGCAGTTACACCACTGGCCGCCAACCTGGGCGTAGCGCAAGAGGAACTGTTCGCCGTGATGGCCACCGGCACTGGTGTGACCGGCAATGCAGCGGCGGTATCAACGCAGATGCGCGGCACGCTGCAGGCATTGATGGCGCCCACCGAAGACATGACCAAACTTATGAACTCGATGGGTTACGAGACGGCGCAGGCAATGATTGAGGGTGAGGGCTATCAGGGCACGATGGCTGCCATACTCGCTGCCGCCAAGGCATCTGACACTCCGTTACAATCCTATATCGGCAGTATCGAGGGGCAGACACTGGCGTTGGCGTTGGGCGGGCCGCTAGCAGATTCATATGCAGAAAAACTGACGGCCATGGGCGGCGCAGTAGGTGCGACAGATAAGGCATTCGCTGCCCAGACGCAGGGCATCAACAAGGCCGGCTTCACTATGAAGCAGCTCGCCATCAAGGCGCAGGTGGTAGCACAGAAAATTGGGGATGGCCTGGCGCCGGCACTGGCATCAGTGTTCGACATCGTTACGCCACTTGTAGATAAGGTGATCGAACTTGCTGATTTGTTCAGCCAAGCTGACGCCGCAACGCAGACATGGATTGTTGGGGCAGTGGCGCTCGTGGCGGCGCTGGGACCTATACTGGCTATCATGCCCGCTATAGCTACGGCCATCGGTGTACTATTTAGCCCAGTTGGCCTGGTAATTGCGGCGGTGGTGGCCTTGGGCACGGCATGGGCCACTAATTTCGGAGGCATCCAAACAATTACGTCACGCGTCATTGGCACGCTTGTCGAGGTGTTTGCAGATATATCGGAGACTATCACCTCATTTAGCGAAGGCTACCTGGATACCACAGAACTTATTTGGAATATAGGTAACGCCTTGACCGGTGGCAATGCTGATTACAAAACAATCAGTAACGCAATTAACGCAATTGAAGACGCCATTGACAGCGTGCGGCCGGCCTTTAATGAGCTTTTGAGCTGGATAGACCTTGCCATGAAAGGTGACTTTTCGGGCCTATGGACTGAGGTAGGTGCGGCGCTCACGAGCGTGCAGGTTGCCGTATCGGAGTTCGACTGGGCAGACTACATCACGACGACCCTCTCTGACTGGGGCACCTACGTTACCAAACTGGACTGGGGCGGCTATATCAAGACGGCGCTCGACTGGGGCACCTACATCACGATGACCCTCTCTGACTGGGGCACCTACGTTACCAAACTGGACTGGGGCGGCTACATCAAAACCGTGCTTGACTGGGGCACGTATATTACAGCGACACTAACCGACTGGGCTACCTACGTCGTCAAACTGGACTGGGGCAGCTACATCGCTACCCTCTCCGACTGGGGCACGTACATTACGGCTAAGCTGTCGGACTGGGGCACGTACATCACGGCTACCCTCTCCGACTGGGGCACCTACGTCGTCAAACTGGACTGGGGCAGCTACATCGCTACCCTCTCCGACTGGGGCACGTACATTACGGCGACCCTCTCCGACTGGGCGACGTACATCACCTCAATTGACTGGGGTGCATACATCACGGCGACCCTCTCCGACTGGAACACCTTCGTCAGTAATCTCAGCTGGGGTGACTACATCAGTAAGCTGTGGACCGGCTACGTTCCTAAATTGAGCTGGGGCGATTACGTCAGTAAATTGAACTGGAGTGATTACGCCACCAAACTCGACTGGACGCTGTGGATTCCTGCTCTGGTGTGGACTGTGGTCATTACGCCGGTGCGGTGGGCCTCATGGATACCGCAGCTGCTGTGGGATAACGTCATTTCTAAGTTTTCATGGTCGGGATTCATTCAGGCGATCACAAACTGGGATACATGGATCTCGATGCTCCAGTGGAGTACGCTGGTATTTCCTGTACTCTGGCCTGCATTCATTGATAAGTTGGGGGTCACCCAGTGGATTGAGGCGATCGGTAAGAGCCCGCAGTGGTCTAGTTTCATTAGTAAGCTCTCTTGGCTGGCAGTGATTCCTGGCTTCAACTGGCCTACCTGGGTTACATCTCTCGACTGGAACACGTTTGTCTCTAAACTGCTGTGGCCCGCGATTGAGGCACCTACTTGGCTGGACTTTATCGACAAGTTGAAATGGCCAGAGCTAAAGGCGCCAAAATGGGAAGACTTTATTCCCGACTTGTCTTGGCCGAAAATTGATGCATTCCCTGGCTGGACTGACATTCTACGAGCTCTTGGTTGGGGCGGGCCGCCGGCCGGTGCACCCGGTACAGGTACTGCTGGCACCACCGGCACGACCCCTATCGATGTGACGCAGCCTGGACCGACAGCATATGTAGATCCAGTGACTGGCGAGGTCACGTATCGCGCCAAGGGCGGCCCAGTGTCATCCGGGGTGCCATACATCGTGGGTGAAAAGGGCGCAGAGATGTTTGTACCTAACATGAGTGGCACGATCATTCCCAACCATGAGCTGAGCGGCTGGATGGATAATCTGGCGGGTGCAGGGGCAGGCGGTGCTGGCTTGAACATCGGACAGGTAGCGGTATACAACGACGTTGATCTTCGTGCGCTGGCCTACCAGGTAGCGGGCTATATGAACAGACGGCGGTAGTTCCGGCGATAAGTGGCCTTACATGCGGGTGCATAAATGTATCTGGACATCTCAGACGGCACAACAACAGTAGTCCTATCCGGCACGAGCCCGGTCAAGGGCTGCACCTATTTCCCACAGACGGCGCAGTACCGCAGCGGCGACTGGCAGCCGGTGACGGAGGATGCGACCGTCAACCTACAGGGCACGGCCGCCAACATCCGCACCACGATCAACAACGTAGAGACGCTGCTCCAGGCCGCCATTCGCCGGCAGGAGACGGGCGTGGGCGATCGGGTGTACGTCAACTACAAACCAGTCGACGCCGATGCTGCTACATTCCGCAGCGAGGTGTATGACGGCCGGGTGGTGTGGTCGACGGACCCCGGCCTGCGGCGCCTCGGGGACACTAACCCGCCAGTGCAGGTCGCAGTCATCTGGACGCGGGCGCCTGGCTGGGATGGCACCGAGACGGAGGCGAGCATTTCGTCCAACGGACAAGGCGCCGCCACCGGCGGCCGTACCGTAACTAACAACCCGGCAGGCGCCAACTGGATCCAGGCAGCGGCAGCGCAGATTACGGGCGACATGCCAACCCCCTGCCGGCTGGAGCTGACCAACACGACGGGCAGCAGCCAGGCCTACCGCAAACTGTTCCTAAACGTCAACGCCTTCAGCGATCCTGCCAACCTGGTCTACTACCTCCAGGGTGAGAGCGTCGTCAGCGGCGGCTCATCCAGCGCAGACGCCACCTGCAGCGGCGGCAACTACCGCCAGTTTACCGTCGTGCCCACGGCAGCCACCTACCAGTGGACGCTGCCGGCGGCCGACATGCAGCGCACGAAGGGCAGGCGAGCGCGCATCATTGCCCGTGTACGTGCGATCACCGGGCAGTTGTTTGTGCAGCCCAAGATCCTGGACAGCGGCGGCACGCAGACGCTCTGGACCGGCGACGAGCTGTATATCAGCTCGCTGGCGAATAACACACTGTGGGACTTTGGTATCGTGCCGCTGCCGCCTGGTGGCTACGGATCGGCCTACGCTGCGCACCGGCTGGGGCTGTCACTGCGCGGGGCGAGTACGTTCGAGCTGGACGTCTTGCAGCTGACGATGGTTGACGCTTACCGTTACATGGAGCTGTCGAGCGTGAGCGTAGCGAATAATGCGACGGTGGTGGTGGATGGCCTCGAGGGGCGCAACTACATCACGGCCTCGAGTGTGCAGACGCCACTGGCCACCGCATTCGGCGACCCGTTGATGCTCTATCCAAGGCAGCTGCAGCGCCTGTACATGCTCTATGAGATTGACTCCGCATCCGGCGTGCCCATCACCGGCACATTCTCTGCACGCCTGTACTATCGCCCGCGGAGACTGACGGTATGAGTTTTTCGATCCAAGTCTACCAGTCTACCGGCGCCCTCACGCGCGTGCCTGTGCTTGTGCCGGGCAGCCTGACCGTCGAGCCATCCACCTGGTCAGCCGTCGCCAAGGGCGGGCCATGGGACGCAGAGATCGCTATCAGCGGCCCGCTCGACGAACTGACAGGGCTCACGTCGTGGCTTGGCTACATGATAGAGATTGTCAACGCCAACGGCACGCCCGTCTGGTGGGGTGACATCGTAACTGTGGAGATTACCGCCGGCGGCCTGCGCCGGGGCATCAGCCTCGATCGCATGGCGAACCGGATTGCGCTGCGCTACGCCCAGAAACAGCCCGGCGGGGGCACGGCCTCGGTCGACACTGGCTGGAGTGACGATACACTCAGCCAGGCGGCCTACGGCATCTGGGAACGGCGCATCACGCCCGAGCGGCCGCTCACAGCCAACGAGGCGACGGCGATGCAAGCGACGGCACTGGCAACGCTGGCCAGCCCGCACTATACGCTGGCGCCAGACAGCGGCCAGCAGGGAGCAACGCTCTACTGTACCGGCTACTGGCAGCGCACGAAGCGGCAGTACCTCACGGAGCTGCGCGGCCTGGAGCAGCATGTGGCGGACGGGACGCCTTACCCGTTTGGCATCGGTGTCACGAGCAGCAGCATTGCTTTCAGCCGTCGGGCCAAGTGCATTGCGCAGCTCAACGGCTACTTTGCCAACATCGGCACCAGCTACAAGGTCAGGGTCACGGGGGCATCCAACGCCGGCAACAACACGACGTACACCGTCACTGGCACAGACGACAGGGATCCAGTTGTCTACTCGTCGACGGCCGTCACGTTCGCACCGGCTGACGACATCACCGATGCCAACGGCGGGCTGGCATTCATCCAGAATGATGACCTCTTCCAGATTACGGGCTCAGCAGCGAACAGCGGCACGCAGATTATGAGCAAGGCCGGCTCGGTGCACGTGGAGATCAGCGGCGGCTATTGGGGCGGCAGCATCACGAGCGAAGCCGCTGGCCCTACGGTCAACTTTTACCGGGGCAACCAGATCACCGTCACTCCTACGCCGGCCGTGAACGAACGCGCCAGCGCCACCATCACGGCCACCGTCGTAGGCCAAAAGTATTACCAGACCTTCACCCTTTCGGCGGATGCAGGCAGCTGGACGGTAGACACGATCGAGATCCGCCTGCAGCGATTTGGCGGGCCGGTGGATAACGTCCAGATTGAGCTATACACCGACAATGCGGGGGCACCCAACACGCTGCTCAAGAGCGCAACAGTGGCGGCTGACGACATTCCGCTCTCTATGAACTGGGTGGCCTTCAACTTCGACAATGCGCAGGTGCTGTCCTACGGCACAACCTATGGCCTGGTCATCAGCCGCACTGGAGCAAATGACTGGGACGATTACTATATGATCGACATGGACATCGCCGGCGGCTACAGTGGCGGGTCCTGCAAGGTCTATGACGGCGCGGCTTACCTGGCAGCGGCTGCGGATCTGATCTTCCGTGTCCTGGGTGGTGTAGACACCGGCACGCAGGCGCAGAACGTGCTCGAGGCGCAATCGTGGCCGGCAGTCCTCTCGACGATCAGCAGCGTCGTATCCAACCAGTATCGCGACGGCGAGCTGCGCGCCTATGACGAGCTGGAGGCGCTGCTCGACACCGGCACGAGCGTCGGCGCACGGCTGATCGCCAACGTGACCCCATCGCGCGGCGTAATCATCTCAAGCAAGCCGGACAAATCGACCGCGGCCTGGGCATGGCAGGACAACAACCGATTGACTGACCTCTTTGGCCAGGATGCAGAGCCAGGCCTGCTGCCGGCCGGCGAGTGGGTCAAGCTGGGCAACGCAAGCAACCTGGGACCATGGGCCGCGCTCTCCCCCGTCTTTATCGAGCGCGCCGAGTATGACGCCAACAGCGGCTGGAGCCTCGAGCCAGAAAACGCCGCGGATCCATTCGACACAGGAGCGGTACAAGGATGAGCGATACCGTATCCACTCTCGCTCAAAAACTGCGGCCGTTCTGGCTGCGGGACTTAGGAGCCTCCACGCCGGCCACCACTGGCGGCAGCGGCATGGTCAGCCATGCGCTCAGTGGCCCCTACCATACTGGCACGCTTGACCCTTCACAGGCGCCTTGGGCACTAACCATCACCCGCACGCTCACGGCCGGCGCCGGCCTGACTGGTGGCGGCGATCTCTCTGCTGACAGATCCTTTGCCGTAGGCGCCGGCGCCGGCATCACGGTCAATGCAGATGATGTGGCGCTGACCACGCCTGGCACTCTCACTGTCAGCAGCACCAACACGGCGACAGGCAGCCACACGCACGCCATCACGTCATCCAGCAACCCTGGCGCTGCGGCATCGCTGCTGGCCACCACCGCCGCGGGGCTGTTGACGCTGCAGAATGGTGCGTTTGTCCAGGCGGCGCAGTCAAACGCCACATTCGCCACCGGGTTCGCCGGGTCTGGATGGCGGGTCGATTACGGCGTGACGACGGCGAGCCGGGCAAGTGCGGAGTTTGACGACCTGACTGTACGCGGGCGCATGCGGGTGTACGAACTCCTGATCCAGCAAATCAGGGCGACTAACGGGAGTCTGCTGGTTACGTCGTCATCCAAGGCGCTCAGTGTCACGACCTCGACCAACCCAGCATGGACGGTGAACGGCGTACTACTTACCCTCAACGGCACCCCTGCCGAACTTACCACTACCATTTACACCATTGCCACGGCGACCAGTGGCGAGGATGCGGCATCAAAGCGCACCTATCACGGATTCTTGTACGGCGACATCATTCGGGCGCAGCAGGTGGAATGGAACGGCAGTTCGTTTGCCGGTGTCATCCAGAGTAACTTAGAGGTGACGGGCGTTGCGAGCCTGTACGAATACAGCGCCACTTTGGTCAGCGGGAATGCGGCGGCGGTGGGCTATGATTACGTGCGACTGGGCAGCACAACGGATAGCTCACGGCGTGGCGTGGTGTATCTAACCTCTGACGACAGTGCGGCGCCGTTTATCGATATCGCGGATAACATCTCTTATCATTCGGACTGGAATACGCCCGGCGCTATCAAGGTGCGTCTTGGTAAACTCACAGGCATCAGCGATACCGACTTTGGCGGCACCCTCAGCGGCTACGGTCTGTACGGGAATAATGTCTACCTAAAGGGAAAAATCGTCGTCACTGGCGGCAGCCTGGGAGGGCTGGCGGCGGCTGACATCAACTCAAACACGACCACCATCGACGGTGGGCGAATCACAACCGGCACCGTTACTGCCGGCCAGATTGCCGCCAACACTATCAC